TTTAATACAGAAGCAATAAAAAGAACAAATTATGGAATTGATCCTAATAATTCTAACCGATCAATAATTAACACTTCTTATTATCAGTATTTAATATTTGATGAAGACACATCAATTGATACTGCTAATAAAGTGTTTTTTCCTGTACCATCTTGTGGTGGAATACCACTAAATCAAGCAAATTATGAATGTTTTAATAGTTTAAATAAATTAACTATTGAGATGAAAGATAATCCGTCAGTTTATAATGGTACCGTTAGAAGTTTTTGGGGGGCACCACAGTTTGGGTACTTTGATAACAATTCAGTAACAAAACCAAAACATAATGAGTTCTTAGATGATATAGGTAATTATTATAATAATATTGAAACTTTATTTGCGTGTTTTGATAAAAAAACTTTGGATAAGTTTGAAAGTGCGTTTTTAGCGTTTTGTAAACCAAAGCCAACATATACCGATTTAAATACGATAGAAAAAGAAACCACTTTATATAGTAGTGCATCTGCAGAATATAAACAACTAAGTGTTGTCCTTAAAAAAATGTTCACATTACGGAGTGACGAATTAACAATAACTAACCAACAAAATAATGACGGTAAGGAGATTGCTCAAAAACAAGTTTCCAAATTTACAAAATACCTTGAAGAGTTTTTAAATTTTGACGTGATACTAAAATTAGCAAATGCTGGTGGTTATAACAGAAAAGTATTTAATAGTTTTGTTAAGGATTCGGCATTCACACCTGTTGATCCGATAATATTTAGTCCTTATGTTACGGGAACATTACCGGGATTAAATCAAGGAACAACACTTTTAAATTCACAAGCTTTATTTAGTGGAGAATGGAAAACATTAAAAACACACGTAGGATTTTCAACATTACCTGGTGTAGAATATACCAATACGGGATCAACAATCACAGATTTCTTTATTGATATGAATGTTGGGTTTACTGAAGACAATATAAAAAATTTAGCACAGTTAATTAAAATATTTGCAAAAGAAAAACATAGTAAAGTTTCAAACGGAGAACCTTTTAGTGATGTGATATTTACACAATCATTAAAAGACTTTTTATTAGAAAGAGAAGGTATACTATCAAGTATGGTTACTGAGGTATCATCATATTTAAATAAAAACCTACCAAATATAACTATAACAAACAACAATACTAAATCAGTATTGGAAGGTAATGTTACAAAATTAAGTTTGTACAATACCTTTCAAGCCTTTAATGATAAATGGATTGCTGGAAGTGATTTGACAACTAGAACTATATTTGAAGACTTTTTATTTCACGATACAGCAAATCATGATATAGGCGATCAACTACAAGTTGATATTATAGCAATAAAGGATATACTTAAAAATAGTAACCCTGCAACTGACATACTTCTAATTATAGGTGAAATATTAAAAGTATGTGGAGATATGTTGTTTTTCTCAATGCCGGCATACATAAATTTCTACGGACTAAATAACCCAACAAAAACACCAACACCATTAGATATCGATATACCTAATTCGTTATTCGGTACTTGGACTAATGTCAATTATTTAGATTCCAGACCTAAATTTATTTCTGTGTATGTTGGTAAACAATCAGAAAGACCACAATTAAAAGAAAATGAATTTGTACTATATGCCGACGATAGTTTTGATTTAAGAAACCCAACAACCTGTCCTTTAAGAATTGCAACGGATAAACAAAACCCATCGGTATCTAATAAAGTTGTAGGGTTTAATGTTGATTTTGGGGTTAGAAATCAAAATATGTTCAGTAGTATAAATGTTAGTATGAACGATAAAAAACCGACAAACGCTACGTTTTTAGTTAACGATCAAATGGCTAATGGAGTTAATGGTGATAAATTGGCACAACAAACAACATCACTATATAGTTTATATAAATCTATGAGTTATGCATGTACTGTAACATCGATGGGTAATGTAATGATACAACCATTAATGTATTTTAACTTAAGACACGTACCTCTATTTTATGGACCATATTATATTCATAAAGTAAAACATACCATTTCTGCCGATAAATTTGAAACTGAATTTGAGGGTTCTAGAATGCCAAAATACGCACTACCACAACCTGATAGTTTGGCAACATTTATTAGGACTAACTATTTGGAAAATTTTAAATCTGAAATTTTAAAACAAGAAAATCCAGGAACTAAAAATCAAGAAGCAACCACACTATTAGACCCCGAAAATCAAGTAAACGAAAATAATTTAAGGTTAAAACCTGAAGAAGACTGTCAATTAAAGGTTAATGAAATTTATAAAACATTACCGTATGTTCCATTAAATAGAAGTGTTGTGACGTTTGAGGATTTAAAGAATTTAATTAAAAGTAACGTTACATTAGATAGAACGATTAAAACTTTATTATTCACTATTGCTACATCAAGAACGATGAACTTAATAAAAAGTAAAACTTTAGATATACCAAATAATAATTTATTTGAAATTAGTGCAGTATTTAATAATTTTGGTAGTGGACCTGAGTTTAAAAGTTTAATTTGTTATGATAATGGAACCGAAGGTTTACCAATCTTTTCTTTTGATAATAAAGGACAATCAATTAAAATATTAAATAATTGGTATAATGGACCATCAAGAATGGTAACAAACCTAAACACTTTAAATACCGACATTAATTTAACTTCAGCACAGATAGAACAAAAAACTATTGCTCAGTTAATATTAACCACTTGGGATACCTTTGTTGGTATTAACCCAGCAAATCCTTTAGACGAACAAGGAATTAAAAATTATGTGTTAGATAACATAAGTAAGGATACGGAACTTAAAAGTAAATACGAGGCATATCAAAAATTTGCGGAAATAGCTCAAACATACTTTCCGCTATAATAATTTAATTTTTTATTGTTATTGATATATTTATATATAAAATAAAGTTATGAGCGTAAAAAATTTATTAGACGACTATCTTAGAAAAGACACAAGAGTGACTGAAAAACAAACACAAAACGGATATAAAGAAGTTTGTGATTTAGATAGTGGTGATTGTTATACTATAAGAATGAAAGACGGACTTATTGAAAGAGTTGATAATACCATTAAAACAAATAGAACATTAAAAGTTGAGACACCTACTGGTGTTAAAACATTATTGAACGGTTAAAAAGATAAAAATGAGTTTAGAAAAAAAAATATTAGAGGAATTAAAGCGTTTTAATGCAATTAATAACTACATCATTAAAGAGCAAGGGGACGTTCCTCCTCCACCACCCGAGGATCCTGCGGGAGGTTTAGGTTTACCGCCGGCACCTGCTGGAGATGCTGGAGCTCCGCCACCACCTGTTGGAGACGCTGGTACCCCACCCGCACCTGAAGCGGGAGGAGATGAAATACCTGAACCTGTCGACGTATCAAACGATCCTGATGTTGAAGAGGTTGGGGGTGAAGACGATAAGGGAGGCGAGGAAGAAACCGAAGAAATCGATATTACAGATTTAGTGACAACACAACAAGAAATTAAAACTAAACAAGATGAGTTTATGGATAACATCTTTACTAAGTTGGATGATTTAGAATCAAAACTTACACATATGGATGATATTATGAATAAAATTGATAGTCTTGAAAATAAGTTTGACAAGTATAGAGAAAAAACACCTGAAGAAAAATTAATGTTAAGATCGTTAGATTCTTACCCTTATAATCAAAAATTAACAGATTTTTTTGAAGACAAAAAAGGGGAGATGGAAGAAACAGGTAAAAATGAATATATCTTAACAACCGACGATGTTGAAGACTTTTCACCTAACGAAGTTAAAAAAACATTTAACCAATATAATGAAAGAAACGAAAGGTTAAAAAGAAAAAATAGGATTTAAGAATAAGGTGTCGAGAGACACCTTTTTTATTTGACATTTACTAAAAATCACCTATAATTGTTGTAGATAAAAGAGTATAAATTAAAAACAAAAATCTATTGCAAATTCAATTGATGCAGTACTAGCACAGTACGAAAAGAACTCAACACCGAGTTCACAAAAACAAAACATTTCACAAGAAGACAGATTGAAAAGATACTTTTCAGCTATTCTTCAAAAGAACGAAAAATCCGCACAAAAACGAATTCGTATCCTACCTACAAAAGATGGTTCATCACCATTTGTAGAAGTTTGGTATCACGAAATTCAAGTTAACGGACAATGGGTTAAGTTGTATGATCCTGAAAAAAATGACAACGAGCGTTCCCCACTAACAGAAGTTTACAATGAACTTATTGGAACAGGTAAAAAAGAAGATAAAGATTTGGCATCTCAATACCGTTCACGTTTATTTTACATTGTAAAAGTTATTGATCGTGATAACGAACAAGATGGAGTTAAGTTTTGGAGATTTAAACACAACTACAAACAAGAAGGTGTGTTGGATAAAATTTTACCTATTTGGAAAGCAAAAGGAGATTTAACAGATTCTGAAAAAGGACGTGATTTGATTATTGAACTAATCAAAGCGAAAACACCACAAGGAAAAGAGTATACCGTAGTACAAACTATTATGTATGACGACCCGACACCTATTCACGAAGACAAAGGAATTATGGAGGGTTGGTTGGAAGACGAACTTACTTGGAATGATGTTTACGCTAAAAAACCTGTAGAATATTTAGAAGCAGTGGCGGTAGGAGAAACACCAATGTGGAGTTCCGAACTTAAAAAATATGTTTACGGTGAAGAGTCTGAAATTTCTCTTGGAGGTGGAACCGAAACAAAAGTGGAAACACCAATCGTTGATCCGCAAGCCAATGACGAACCATCTGAAGAGTTACCATTCTAAATTATTAATATTCTAAATAAATTAAAACATAGACACTCAGACTGACTAAGTGTCTATGTTATTTAAAAAAAACACAAATGAACAAAATCAGCGAAAAAATGTACGAAGCGTTAAGTCTTAAGTACAGATCAGAAATGGCAGAAGCCGAAGCAACACTGTTGATTTATTTCAACAACTCTGTTGGTATTGGAGAACACCCACAACATATGGAAGAAATGGATAGGTTTGTTGATAAGATGGCAAACGCAAAAGGTAAACTTGAAATGTTGGAAACCGTTTATAAGTATAATGTTAAAAGAGATGAAAAATTTCAAATCACTGAAGACATGATAAAATTGTTAAACGAACAAAAAGAACAAGAAAATGGCAATTAAAAAGAAACTTATATCACTTGATAGTATAAAAGACAAATTTTCAACTAAAACTAAGTATAAACCGGAATCGTTTTATAATTGTGGTGAAGCGTTTATGGATGCCTGTGGATTACCTGGACCTATTATGGGTGGGATTAATATGATGTTGGGACATTCTAACACTTCAAAAACAACTGCGATGATACTTGCGGCTGCGGACGCTCAAAGAAAGGGACATTTACCTGTGTTTATTATAACAGAAAAGAAATGGTCATGGGAACACGCAATCGAACTAGGGTTAGAAGCTGAAAAAAATGAAGACGGTGAATATGATGGTATGTTTATTTTTAATGATTCATTCGATGTTGTTGAACAAGCAACTGACTTTATTAACGATATTTTAGATGCACAAGAAAAGGGAGACATACCATATAGTTTATTATTCTTATGGGACTCAATCGGTTCAATACCGTGTCAGATGACTTTCGATGGTAAAGGTGGGGGTATGCACACGGCTAAAGTACTTGCAGATAAAATCGGGATGGGAATACATTCTAGAATATCAAAATCTAAGAAAGAAGATTACCCTTATTTTAATACTATGGTAGTGGTTAACCAACCTTGGGTACTTTTACCTGACAACCCTTTTGGACAACCTGAAATAAAGGCTAAAGGCGGTGAAGCGTTATGGTTAGCAAGTAGTTTAGTATTCCTTTTTGGAAATCAGAAAAAGGCTGGAATTAGTCACATAGACGCAACAAAAAACGGAAGAAAAGTTTCATTTGCAATTAGAACAAAAATTTCAATATTAAAAAACCATGTGAACGGAATTGGATATAAAGACGGTAAGATTATCGCCGTACCTCACGGTTACATTGTGGATAATAAAGAGTCTTTAGAAAAATACAAAAAAGAATACTCAGACTATTGGGTTACTAAAATGGGTGACTCGAACTATACGTTAGATGAATCTACAGAAGACATTGACGAATAATTGTAAAACATATAAATTTTAAAATAAATGATCAAAACCCTATTAATTGATGGGAATAACTTAATGAAGATTGGGTTTCATGGTGTAAAGGGGTATTTTAATGGTGTTGAACACGTTGGTGGTATATGGCATTTTTTAAATACAACACGTAGGTTTATTGATCAAGAAAACTTTAACAAAGTAATTGTATTTTGGGACGGTATAACCAGTTCTTCTCAAAGGAGGTTATACTACCCAAACTACAAATTAAATCGAAAGGTACCTTCTGAGGAGTTTTTAGAAGAATCATTTAACAAACAAAAACAAAGAGTAAAACAGTATTTGGAGGAAATGTTTGTTAGACAAATTGAATTTGAAAATTCAGAGGCGGACGATTTAATTGCCTATTATTGTCAAATATCTAAAGACGAACAAAAAACAATATTTAGTGGGGATAGAGACCTTACACAACTTATATCAGATGAAGTAACATTATACTCACCTAACACTAAGAAGTACTATAAGAAGGGTGATATGATTAAATTAAAAGAAATAGAGATACCTCACTATAATGTTAAAACATTTAAAATCTTATCTGGAGATAAATCGGATAATATTAATGGTATCTATTATTTTGGTGAAAAAACTTTCGTTAAATTATTTCCTGAGATACTTGAAACTGAAGTATCTTTTACCGATATTTTAACAAAGGGTGAAGAACTCTTAAAAGAACAAAAAGAAAATACGGTTTTAAAAAATCTACTTACAGGTAAAACTAAGGAAGGTGTTTTTGGGGATGAATTCTTTGTCATTAATAAAAAAATTGTTGATTTATCTGAACCACTAATAAGTGATGAAGGTAAAGAATTAGTTAAATCTTATTATTCCGAGTCATTAGATCCTGACGGAAGGGGATATAAGAATTTAATTAGAATGATGATGGAAGACGGACTTTTTAAATACCTACCAAAAAATGACGACGCTTGGGTTTATTTTTTAAAGCCATTTTTAAAACTAACAAGAAAAGAAAAAACAAAATTTAAAACAAAAAAGTAAAATTATGAAAGAACAAAATGA